AGTTCTAAAATACCAACCTTCTTTTATATTTTCAGTAAGTTCATCCCAAGTCCAACTATCTTCATTCAAAAGTCTCTCTCTATTATATTCTTTTTCAGCTAATTCAAATGCTTTTTCTTCTAATTGATACTTAGCAGCAACTAAATCCCAAGCACTATACTTTATACAATTAAATAAATGTTCTGTTTCATATTCCGTAAGTTCTAATATATCTTTACCTGCTTCAGCAAAACCACTAACAATAGTTTGATTAAACGAATTATTAATAGTCATATCGTTATATGCTAAAACAGCCCAACCAGCAACACAAGCAGTTGTATTACACTTTGCAATATCTGATTCATTTAATGCTTCAAAAGGAATTACACATAATTGCTCGTAAATCTCTTCTGATTCGTAAAGATTACCAGATGTTAATTCTTTATAACTTTCTGATTGATCAATAGCATTTTCAAAACTTGTATTAAGATCACGAACATCCCAATATGGCATTTCTTCTTCATCTAAAGGCACTTTGCTATAATCACTAATTTTAATTCTTTGGTTATCAACCAAATAATTAGCGTCTATTGTAAACCAATTTGTAATATCAAAATGCTTATCACCATATTTTTTGATATAATTAGCTGTTATGGTTAATTGTTTTTTGTTCATACTACCTCTTTCTAATGTTTCTGTATAAAATATAAAAATATATTATTACTAAAACTCCATAAACAAATTCAAATATATATTTACTCATACCATATCCGAAATATCAAGAATATGCGAAGCATATCTATAGATTGATGAATCTTCTTCAACTTTTCTTTTAGCACCATCAAACCAATCTTGGTAATGATAATAGACATCAATAATTTCATTTTGATCTGTAGTAATAACTTCAATAAAAGAAGCCGGCCCACCTGTAGACAAATGTATTCTATAATGTTTACTAACATCAACACCTAGTCCATAATCAAAAATTGAACTTTCATGAATATCTTCATTTTTTACAATCTCTAATACTTTTTTGTCATTTTCATCTTCTAAGTCAAGATCATCCATTTCGTTATGAAATGCTACCAGAAGTGCTTTAATATAAAGATTAGTAGAATCCATACTGTCATTAATTCTTTGTTCACAATTTAATTGTTTATCGTTCATAACATCTCAATTCTGGTTTGTAGTTTTTCTAGTTGTTCTTTGGTTTCTATTGTTTTTGCTTGATTGTTAATTAGTTTCCATAATTTTTCTATACAAGAAGCAAAAGATTTAAAACGTTCTTGCGAAATAGCATTGCTAATGCTTCCGTCAGAAATTGCTTTAAAATAATTATACTTTTCAACATATATTGATTTTTCTGACATAAAATAAGGAAGAACCCAACCACCACTTCTCCCATAACTATGACAATCAGTATAGCCAAAAGATTGCGCTATTTCACTGGCTTTTCTCCAAAATATATCAATTAAATCTTGATAAACTTCTTCGCAATCATAAACATTTTCACTAAGTTTAGGATAACGCCATTTTACATTAACAGCTAAATAACCATCTTGGTGAATGTATTTATCATCTATCATATTGAAATCATCAAAATATAGATACCTTAAATGTTCAACAGCAGATGTATTTGTCATTTGATTATTAATATCTTTAATAATAATTGTTGGATTATTCATTGCTCTCCTTTTACTTTAATGTTCTTTCTAATTTTATGGCCGTAATACTTTTATTTACAATTAAATTGTAAAAATTTGTTGGAACTTCTTTTAAATTTAATATTTTGTTTAATTCTTTTCTTTCTAAAGAAGAAAACCCACCCCACATACCGTATTCTATTTGATTATCCATTGCATAAGCTATACAATTTGTTTGCACAGGACACTTTTTACAAATAGATTTTACTTTTAAATTATTTTTTCGTGACAAAGCAGATTGTCTTTCTGTATCTGGAAAAAATAAATTGATATCTAGGTTTTTACACGCAGCTTTTTCTCTCCACAATTCTTTTTCTATTTTAAATTTATTCTTCATCTTCACCTTCTTGGTGGTTTCCAAATAACGGTTGAATTATAATTTTTCTAAAATACGATAAAAAATTATCTTTTGTTTCGCTTTGTTGCAAACTTATCATTATCAAAGAAACAATTGCTGATAACGATAATGCTGTATAAACAGATAATTCTTGATCAATATCTTCACCTTCAGACATCATATTTATAATATGTAACTGAAATCTTGCCCTGTCTTGCTCATCAGAAAAATCAATTCTTTCTACCAAGTTTACTATTGACACTAAAGATGATAAAAACAATGAATCATCTAAACTGTTTGTTGGGAGTTTTTTAAAATTACTTTCATCAATATTTTCTATTTCATCCATTGAAAACATTAATCACCACCATACCTTTGAACCATCACAATTTTTCCCGACAAACTCTAACCACCAAGAAGCATAAATCCAATCATTAATATAATCAGAATCTAAAGTATCTAGCTGTTTATTTTCTTCTTTCTGAAGATTATACGCAAATTGTTCTGTATTCTCTTTCATCCATTTAGACATATCTAAACAATCCATAGCAGATATACCATTATCTCCATCTCCATAAAATGTATATAAAGAATCGTCCAGATTGTCTGATTGACTTAAAATTCCCAAAAGATGATTGCCATACTTTCCTCTATACCAACAATCAGTTCCAAACATTGACCCTGCTGGGTTAATATTTTTAACAATTGGATTTGATTCTCTTTCGTTTTTCCAAGTACAATTGCCTTGTTCTTGTGTTTCAACACAATCAATACGGTTATCTTTATCTCTTGCTGCTTTTAAAGCACAAGGATATTCGTTAGGTATATTATCTAATCCCATATTTTACAACTCCCCTGCTTTTTCTGCTTTCATATAATCATAATGATCCCAATCTATATCAGCAATTGAATCATATTTGTAATGATATTCCCAACTTTCATCTGAAACAATTTCACCTTTATTAATTTTTATTTCTCCAGCAAAACACATTCCTGGTTCTTCATAATAAAGCCAAAACATAAGTTTAGGAAATTGTTTACTTAACTGTTCTTTTAAGAAATCACTTCCTGGACCCCAAGCAGTTTGATATTCAAAATGAATATATGATTCACCATTACTTTTTGTTATAGGATTTTCAAAATCAGGATCTCCATTTTCCAAAATATTATATGTTGTTATATTACAATGCTCAATACCTGATGTATCAATACTATAATCACCCCATTTAGTCCCCCAATTTTCATTAGCCCAGTTATACCAATTATCTGAACCATACTTTTCAATAAGTTCTTTATTTTCTTCCCCTGCTATTGAACTAGTTGTATTTTCTAATTCAATTGGCATTGGGGTTAAACTTCTAAATATTTTATATTTATCATTAGAGGAACCAGTAGGCTCATCTGAAGTAATAAAATTAATAAACTCTATTACGTCTTCTGTTTTACCCAACACCCCTAATGTATTTTGACAATGATTAGGCATTATTTTTCTCCGTTTCGTTAGTTATGTTTTTTCCTACATATTTTCTTTTTATATGATTATTAAAAGCTGCACCAATAGAAATAAATTTATTATGTATTAACGGCACAAAACTGCTTATATTAACATCTGGATATAAATACATTTGATTGTTTTTAAATACAGCAATTAAAGGGCCATAATCGTTTTCAATATTTTTGTAATAAATAATTTCTTTTAACAATGTTGATTCTTCACATTTAATATTTATTACCACATTACTCCTTTTTAAACAATTCTAATTGATTTACATTAATTTTAGAAAATTCTTCTTCAGTAAATTGAGGTCTAGGTATATTGTGTTCATCACAAAATTCATACCATTTTTCATACCCAGCAGCATTACACAATTCTAAATCATATATTGATCTCATAAATTGTTCATCTGTTGGATAAACTTGATCATAATCATCAAACTCATAACCTTTATTTACTAAATCAAAATAAATTCTTTCATAACAACTTTCTAAATTAAGTTTATCTTTATAAACTAAATCAGAATTAAAATCATCAACCCAGTATTTAACTGTTTCAATTGCTTCTTTAAATTGTTTTTCAGCATAATCACCTTCATCAGCAATAGGATAATCATTTAATTGATCCATCCATTCCATTGCTGCTATAAAAGCAATAGTAATATCTTCTTTTTTAATTTCATCTTTAAAAGGAAGTTCTTGTTTAAGAATACGACAAACTAATCTGTCAACATTACCAACCATCCAATGACTATAATTTTCTATTCTAAAATCAAGAGGAAATCTAGACATTAAATCTTTTGTAATAACTTCAAAATTAGATACTTCTCTTATATCAGAGTCTCTATTCTTATCAACTCCACAAAAACCCCAAGTTTTAAACATATCATCAGAACCCCAATAACCAAAATATTCTGGTTTTTGCAATCCATCTTTTGCGCACTTAAGTATATTTTCAACATAATTAAATATCATTGTTTTTTTTCTTCCTTTCTAAATACTTGTTTAAATCAAACTTTGGTTTTAGATTTTCTCTTAAATTATTTGCTATTTCCCAACACTCATTTGCTTCTTTAATTTTATTTTGTTTATAAAACAAATCACCAAGTTGTTGGTATTCTTCCCATTCATAAAACATTATTGCTCTTTGAATTTAAAAGATTGTTTTACAAAACTATTAAAAGCATCTGCCAATGAACCTTTTGCGTTACCAAAATCATTTACAGGTTCTTTGTCTTCAGCATCACGAAAAAGAACACTGCTTCCAATTTGTTTAGTATTAGAAGTACAAAATAACTTAACTCTTGTTTTTTTAGGGTGCTGAGATGCTGGTATATCATTATATTCATCATTGTCTTTGTCAATAGGCGCTGCCCAACCACAAGTTCCAACAGTTAAATAATCATACTTAGAAGATTCAAGCAATAATTCAATATCGCTTGTATCCAATAAATCATAAACATCTCCACCAGAAGAAATCTCAACTGCTTCAAAATTATCTTCAGAAACATTTAATCCAAATATTACAGCTTTATCGCTATCAAATGGATAATCTATTTCTTTTGAAATCTTAGTAATAAAATTTGCAAATACACTGTTTTTCATAATTTTCATGTTATTTTCCTTTGTTTATGTTAATTTTAAATTTACCAGTTTCTAATTATGTGTATAAGATCATTACTCTTATTAACATAATATAAAGAAACTACTTCTTTGTTTTGCATACAATCATTATTACTATTGTATTTGTAATATAATTGAATAGCATATTCATATTTATTATTGTCAATAGTGAACGATTTTGTATTTATTAAAGTTTTAGTTATATTATATTCACTATTGATATAATTTTTATATTCTCCTATAAAACATATTTTCATAGAAGAACTCTTTATTGGTTGCGGCATAAAAAATTCTTTTTTATGTTTATTTGACATCAACCAATCTTGTTCTACAATTTTTACATAATTAGTTATATCAGAAATTGTATTAATTTCTTCATTAATTATTGTCATCATATGTAATTAATTCCTTTTCCCATAATTTAAAATCAGGATTTATATCTGTATCATTTTCCCAATCAAAAAATGTAGTTTGTTTTTTTATTGTTAACAATGGAATAATTTCTAAATTTTTGTTATTTGATAAATCTTTTAATATTTTTTTAATTTCTTTGTCTTTAAGAAATTTTTGAATATCTTCTTTTTGTTCTTTAACTAATTTAATTTGTTTTTTTCTTTTATTAAACATCATTATTTCTTTCTTGTGTTTTTAATAACTGACATATTTTAATAACTTTTTCTACTTTTTCATTACTTTCATTATTAATTAATATATTTCTTAATATCCAATTGTAATCTTTTGTTCTAAATACTGGAATTTGTATTTGACTTGCTAATTTATCAAGTTCATTTAACAATAAATGCCTTGTGTAATTATCCATATTTAATGATCTCCTTGTTCTAATAAATCTGCTCTAACATTTAGGCTTGTTAACTCTGATTTTTTAACCCAAAAATAATTTGATTTATGTAATAAAGCAGGGGTATATTCTTTTCTAAATTCTCTTTCTAAAATGTCTACTCCAATTTTTTGACAACTACTAGACAAACAATAGTTATATCCTGCTAAATGTCTTTCAATAATATATTCTTGATCACAATAAATACATATTGGCATATTTTTTCCTTTAAAAGAAATAAGGTTTTATATAATATTTTTTCCTTATTATTTATCGGGCGTATCCTGAGAGATAAATTTATTAAATTAATATAACCCGAATTAATTTGTAATTAAATATAACCTATTTCAGCAATTTTTTCACGAATAGGTTTTCTTGTTTCATTACGCAAATCAATTATTGCTTGTTTTTTAACAAGCAATTCTTTCAACTTGTCAATGTTTTCTTTATTTGCTAATTCTACACAATCGTTAATAACAACATTATATCCTCTGTATAATAAAGAAATAACTAATTTTAATTGCTCAATGTTTGACAAATACAAAAACCTTCTGTCTTCACCTAAATCATACAATTCATTTTTTCTAAGTTTTCTAATTATTGTTGATTCTATTAAGAAATCCATAAATTCAATTTCTGGTTTAGTATTATACCAATTTAATTCTGGACTAAACTTTTTTAACTTAAATTGAGTTTGACCTCTTACTTTTAATTTACCACTTGTAATTAAAGTGTTAGTATTTACCTTAAGCATTTTTGCTCCTTTGTAATAGATTATTTATTAACATCAAACTGACTTGGATGAATTTGCTGTGTGCTATTTATAAGTTTAGCCTGTTGCTTTTTCTTTGGTCCAAATACTCTATTTGAATATTTAGTGCCATCAGGATAAACAATACCTAAATAATTTGGATTGTCAATCTTTTTCTGAACATCATCTAACATAATAAACAATTGCTCAATTACAGCATAATCAACAGCATAATCTTTATCTGTAACTGCGTAATAACGAATTTCTGAATTAGTTATTTCTTCTTTAATATAAATAACAACTCCATAACTAATTTTACCAAAATCTATGGCAAGACCAATAACTTCTGCTTCCATAAAATCTTGCTCATTATCATAAACTTTACCTAATAATTTATACGACATAAAAAATTTCCCTTTCTAATATGTTGGAATAATATATTACTATTCTGTATTTATGATTAACTACATTATTTATTCTTACAAATATACTTTGTATTAGTAATTTAGCGATTAAATTACGGCATAATTTACGCACCAAATTACTCAGCAAATTAGCGACTAATTTAATTGCTAATTTAACGAATAATTTAATTCGTAATTTACGAACTATAAAAATTGCCATTAGTCAGTTTATCGTCAAGTAAATTGAAAACTACAAATAAGTGAAAACTAATTTAAAGAAAGTTTTTTTTGCGGAGTAAAAAGACGGCCATTTGATCGGCCAATATTGTGCGTAGTATATCAAATACTTTACAGAAAACTTGTTGAAGCCTTTGCAAAAGTCTTAAGTAAATACTTTTTGCCGCCAACGTGTTTGAAAGTGTTATTTGGTAAATTTTAGTATATGTTTTTTACACGCAACAAATAGTTTGAAGAAGTCTTAAGTAAAGCACTCCCGTATATTTATTAATATTAATCTTAAAAATTGAGTGCATATTTTCCAACACATCAAGGGTTTTAATAAAGTTTGAATTTATAACGCTATTTCTTCAGAGCTTACCTTGATGGGTTTAGTTATTCAATACTAGATGATATGTCTTGCAAATAAGATAACATAGACCCGGTAAATTTAATACGACCAACATGAATCAAAGTGATAGTTGGATCAACCCAAATTGAACCACCAATATCTTGCCAATATCTACAAAACCCATAATCTTCAGATAAAAATCTATTTTTTTCAGGGTCAATGTATGAATTAAAAAAAGCATATGTCTTTTCCATTTCTTTTTTTGTTAACGAACCAGTGTCGTCATTATATTTTAAATGAGGATAGGATTCAATCATCTTCTCAAAACATGATCGTTTAATTAACATAAAACCAGTGCCGGCATCATAAATTTCTATTGCCCCATTTTCAACCTTCAAAGTTGTTTGCTCTTTACCTTTTGCTGGATTAACAACAAATCTTAAACTTTTTGACATCAATTCGTCATACTTAACATCTTTAACAACAGCGTCATGCTTAACTTTTCTCCAATTAATATCTTTAATTGGATAAGCTGCAGTCATAACTTCTTTATCATGCCATAACAATTTAATAATATCTTCTGCTTCAAACCCAATATCTGCATCAATAAACATCATGTGAGTAAATTCACTATTTGCTAAAAATTTAGCAGAAATATTATTTCTGGCCCTTGAAATCAAACTGTCAGTAATTGTTGAAATTGCAAACTTTATTCCATGATCTCTAAAATACATTACTGTCTTTATTACAGACATAAATGTTGATTCAGTTATTTGCTGGTCATAACAAGGTATAGCGATCATCACATACCATGATTTAATTTGCTCAGGGTTAATATCTATTTGGGATTGTTCTATTTCTAATTTTGTCATGATTCAAGTATATCTTAAAATATACAGCGACAACCCCTTTTATTAAATTTTTTAATACGGTATTTGCCGCGGTTTCAACTTACTAATTATGAGCTTTTATAGATTTTCTAAAGTAAATTCAAACCCATCACGAGGGTTTGGTTTTGAAGAATAAGAACGCGAAAACCCGTTTTTGTTTCCATCATAAATAGAAACAGTTCCAGCATCTTCAAATTCATCATACTTCTCAGAATCAATACTAAAATCTAATATCTCTAAATCTATCTCATTATCAATCATAATATTTGAAGCAGCAGCAAAAACAGAACCAGCTAAAGCATCAGCCATATCTTTTGACCCACCACTTGGGTGATCAATTCGGTTATTTGAAAATAATCTTAATTTCAATAATTCATCCTCAACTAAATGCTCTTCCCAATAACCACGCAATCTTGTGTCATATATGGCTGTCATTAAAGTGTCGTAATCGGTTTTCTTTACGCTATGAAAATCTGCATTTACTCCTAAAGCTCTTAAGCTCTGAATCATCTCAACAGATTGCCATCTATCAAAAGTAACTAAACCAACATCAAATCTTCTGCACAAATCAATAATCATTTGCCTTACTGAAGCAAAATTAATTTCTTGACCAGGTTCTGCTTGCCAGGAATATACTAAATCAACATTTATTACCGGCAATCTTTCTACACCCATTGAAGTTTTAATTTCAGTAATGCCCGGACAATGAGTCATACATAAAGCTGATCTATCTCTATTTAATCCTAAATCAACATGAATAAATCTTCTATGACTATCTGAATTATTAAACCAAGGATGAAAGCGGCCTTCTTCATCTAAAGGATTATCTGAATAATTAAAAGCTTTTCTAACTAAATTTTCATCTCTAAAATAAGCATCTTCCATACTTGGCGGCTCACATTCAAATCTTGCTTTAGCTTCAATTGGGTTTCTGATATATTCAGATTCTAATTGCTCTCTTTTGATTGTAGGATTAACTTCCCAAGTAGCAGCTTTAATTGTCCAAGTTTTTGGTTCTTTTTTTTCTCTAGAGTTATAATATCTTTGTTGAATAAAATCACCTTTGTATCTAGGAAACGACAAAAGAATAACTTTACCTACTTCTGGAAACCGAGACATAACAGATAATTTACTCATATTATAAATTGCAGATGCTGAACCTTTTGCCCTGGTATCTCCTTTTAATTCAGAATCAGTTTTAAATGCTGCAATTTCATCCAAAATAATTGTTAATACTTCATAACCTTCCCAACCTTCACTTTCTGAGTGACCAGAAAATAATCTAACCGGTCTTGAGAAGAAAAAAATTTCTGATACTCTTGGCTCAAAACCCACACTATTAAAATAAGGAGAGGCCAATAATAAATTTTTTAATGGTTCAAAGAATACTCTTTGTGCTTGTTGAGCGTTTACAGCCAGGTTTAACAAATCTATATAGACACCGTGAGCTTTCCCGTAATATCCCAAAGGATCTCTCAAACAATGTAGCAAATATGACGTATACGCGATAGATATTCTGCTACAATGGTCTTTTCCACTACCCTTACCGAGCATACAAATAACTTCATTATCAGTATATTTATTGTAATATTCAGTTCCTTTTTCTTCACCCATTAATTTAATTAAAGTTGGCTTACGAAAGATTTGAGTACTATGTCTAACAATTTCAGTTTGAATTTCAGAAAGGTCTGGCAAACCCAAATACTTTTTGTCTTTAACAAAGACATCAATAGGTACAGGTTCTTCCATAAGCTCTTCTTGTTTCAAAAGCCTATTAAAATCTTCAAATTCAAGATTAACACCGAGATAATCAGACATTATATTAATCCCAACTTAATCCCAATAGGGCAAAAATACAGTCTCAAATTCTGGCGATATGCCCCTATAGCCTTAAAAAGCCTTCTCAAATTCTGAGAGGTAGGGGGTATAGGCCCAAAAGCAGTTCTCAAATTCTGAGAGGTAGGGGGTATAAGGGCAAAAGTGGTTCTCAAATTATGAGCCATTTTGATCTTCGTTTTCTATGACAATAGTTTCTTTGCCCATTATTTGAAAAGCAATTTCCAATTCTCTTCTTACTTCTTCAGCAATCGCTGGATGTTTGGAGATAACATCTCTTAAAATTTTAGACAAAATTTGATTAACATTTTCAGCTTTCTGCATTCTCTGAATGTACTCAGTATCAGCTTGGTTTCCAGCGCCCATAAGCTTGTGCAACTGAGCTTTCTTTGTTGCAATCTCCCCGGCAAGTTTAATTGCTTGTATTCTAGCCGCCACCATACCGTGATCTGTAGCAATATTAATTGTCTCCCAAGCCTCTTTGCTTAGTTCATCAAACTCTTGTAAAGCTTTTAAAGTATTAAATTGAACTCTTTCAAGGAAATAAGGATCATCTTCGGCACTTCTGTTTAAAATAAGTTTATATTCCTGAATATACTCCTTTACTTCATTAACGCTCAAAGACATCAATGTTGCTATTTCGTTTTTTGAATAGCCTTTAACATGAAGCAAGCCAACCTCTTCTACATCTTTAATTTTATCTACAAAAGTTTTAGTTTTAGATAATTCAGTATTAGACATAAATATCTCCGATATTAATCTTCATCTTCCTTTGTTCTGAAAGCTATCTGACCGCCGGCTTCAGATGCTTCTTTTGTAAGATCTTCTAAAGTCATTCCGTGTTCTTTTACATAGTGAACTCTGTAATTAAACCACCCTTGAACCGCCTTCCACATTTTGTCGTCAGTAACTTTTTCAAGTTCTATCATTTCTTCAACGCTAAGAATAAAACTTAAAACACCTAATGGCATATAAACAACTGTGTCAAAACTTTTATCTTTACCTTTAGCAAACTTCTTCAATAAGTTTTGGAATTGCATAACCAAATCTTTAATTGGCTGCCCAGCATAAAAATCTATATTCCCGTAAGCATTTCTTTCCCGAGGGCAATATTCATCAACACCAGTGATTGTCCCAAAAGAGCGACACACTAAAGGCCTGTAGCCGTAGATTGTGCACCCACCTTTATAGAAAGCACAATGACGCTTAGTCTCGCCTCCCCACACCCAATCAGGATCGCTGAGAGCGTATATGAGCGATTCTTTAACCTTACTGAACCATTCGTCAGCAAAAACCTTACCTTTATTTTCAAGGTTCAGGTAATACTCTTTATTCAAATTAAAAGCAATGCTTGCGCATTCCATCATTGGCAGAATTAGACCAATCTTGCAACATTGCCCAGAACCCAAACATTTGAATTTAGTTTCGTTTTGTTTTGCCTCTAATACACGAACTTGATTGTAAACCATATCAAGCTCAGTAAAAAGATGTATATCGCTTATACCAACTGATTTGTTCATTTTCCACCCATGTTCTTTTTTCTAGCCATGTTCATTTTTCTTTGCTCTCTTTTTCTTAATTCTACCATCTTTTGCATAGGAGATTGAGGCCTTCTAGACGCTGCACCTTTATTAAGATTGCGACCTTTGCCTCTAAACTTCAACAAATCATACTTCTTACACCAGTTATACAAAGCCTGAGGAGTGATTTCAATATTATATGTTTGATTTAATAGCTTAACTATGTCAGTCAAGTTCATTCGTTTCTTGACATAATGCTCATAAAGCCAAGTTTTATCCTTATAAGGGTCTAAAGTCATTTTTTACCTACCATTAAATGATACCACAAAGCAATACCAATTGAGTCAACTATATCATCATCATCTATTTTTTCAATTGGAAAATGTTTCAAAACTATTTTATTAACTCTATCTTTTCTTTCTTTTTTCTTTTTTGATTCAAAAGAACCTTTAGATTTGTCATTCTTTATTCTTTCTTTATCATTTTTAGAAATATTGACATACCCAATTCCTCTTTTCCACAACATTGGATTGATGTCTATCACCTTCTCACAGTGCCTAGACAAAACACCCCAGGTATACCCGATGATGTAAGATATAATCCTGCTCGTCTGAAAATTCTGAATATAAACAGATTGCTCAATAATCGCAACAGATGGCTTGTGCTTTAAACAAACTTCAGTAAGTCCAGAAAATATTTGATCAAATTTAACAGATACGTCTTGAGTTTTTGTTAACGATATTTTCCCATAAGCGACTAATTCAGTTTTACTTATATCAACAATAGCCCACCCAAGAGAATGAGATGACGGATCTATTGCGATGATCCTGTTCGGGTTCTGCGATGAAGATATACTCTTGATACTCATGAGTTAAGCTCTTCATTTAGCTTGTCCTCATCCCAACCCCACCCGGCTAATCTTTTAACAAATCTTTTTTGCTTACAAAGTTCGCAAATGTTTCCTTTGTTATAAGTAGAAAGTACTGTTGTACAAGTTTTTGTAGCACAAACTCTAGGTTTGTTTTTATTTTTCTTCTTATCATGGTAAGCTTTTAAAAGTTTATCATTAGTTACAATCCTTCTACATTCAGAAGAACAATATATACTATTGTAAACTTTCGCAATAAAAGATTTAGAACATTTCTTGTTCTTGCAGACCCGCTTTTCCTTCGTCATTTTCACCAGACCAACAAAGAGAGCGCACATTGCAAGATTGACAGTGTTTAGATGTTATCTTGTAAGGCCTCTCGGGGATAATTTGCTGAACATGACTTCCGTAAATTTCCCTATATTTCTTAAACAACTTATCTATAAAAGCCTGATCTTTTTCTATATATATCGGCAACAATTCTTGATTGTTTTTATTTTCATAAATAACAAAACCACTATCAAGATTTAAACATTCCATATATATCTGAGCTTGCCTATAGTGCTCATCTTTTGGTTTTTTATAAATTTGTCTATAGTGAAATCCTTCTGAACTAATAGATTTTAATTCAATCAGTTTTTCACCATACCAATTAATTATACCATCTGCAGTCCCCTCAATTGGGGGTGATGAGTATGTCACAGGAATTTCTTCATTAATCAAAATCCCCATTTCTCTAAAATAATTATAAAGTCTGTCGTGAACAGCATGACCGTTATCAAATATTCGGTAAGTTTGCGGTCTAAAGTCAACATCGGTATTTACACCGTTAAACAAGTAGTACCAATACCGTTTGCACTGGTTTGTATAGCTGGGGTGAAACCCATTCACCTTCTTAAAGGCAACTTCGTTTCTCTTTGAGAGATGCTCGTCTACAGCCTCAACTAAAGATATTTCAAGCTCACTACCGGAAATGACTGCTTCAACACTGTTTTCAACAACTTCTTCCTTCTTGACTCTCAACGCTTTTAATGATTTCATTGGTTATAACCACCTTTTCCCGCAAGTTTTAATGCGTTTATATTTTCTCCTAGAGCTTCGTACATTGTTTTCCATATATCATTAACAAATTTATCTTGCTCATTCATTACGGCAGATTTTCTTTTAAAAACTTGTGATTTAACAATCATAAGGGTTCGGTATGCTGCCAGAGTATTTGCTGACTTAATAGCTTGCATGCCCAGGTATTGATCTGGGTTTTCAATAATATCCTCTACAATGCGCAAGCATTCTAGAAATTCTCCTGCCTTATCCCCCATCATTGATGTAATTATTTCTTTACTTACAATAATATCAGCCATTTACAAATCCTTTCTTAAATCTTCTGTTTTGACCATTGCTTGCTTGATATGCGGCTTATGAATTCCGACAAATATCTTAAAAAGATATATCCCGACATAATGGCCATCATCCCAATTAAAACTTACCCCAAAAGCTCTCCAAGAAGACAGCTTATCACAAAAAAACTTATAATTCTGTAACTTACTCATAGTCTGTTCCTTCTACTAATTCTCTAAAGACATCCCAATCTATGATAGCAACCTTAGACTCCGAATCCTCTCCTAATACAACAGAAATGCAAGGATATTTATAATTAGAAAGCCAAGCATCTTTTCTCATCTTCTTCCAATTTTTTAGATTTAAAGTAAAACTTTTCCCATTATGTTTATAATCAACTAAAAACTTATTCAAAGAAGCATCACCTTTCTTAAGTCCACGACCAGAATTTTTGACAGCCTTGGCTTTATCTTTTTTTATCTCTTCCTTTTCTGTTCTTTTCATCCCTTGATTGCTTTTTCCAGCTCTACAACTTCTTTATTGGAGAGTTCAATACTTGATAAACCATTCCATTTACTTTCTTTGTAGGTATACCAAGCACCTTTGCGCTGAATAATATCCATATCAATAGCAATATCAATCAACTCTCTCTTTGTATCAATCTGACCCATCTGAGGAAGAACATAGTAATAGCCTGTGCTGCCGATAGTAGGACATTGTTTTGTCTTTTCAACTGTCCAAGTTGCCTTCTGACTTGTGATCATATTATTATCTTCTCGTTCCATTTCACTTTTAGACATAGACAAGAATAATTTGACAATGTTAGACATGTTGTGGTGAACAGTATTGCCCATTTTGGCTTTAGTAATAGCATACATCCCGCTAAGATCAACAGTTTGGTGAGCGACAAACAACATGATGTTTCGTTCTTTATGAAGATAGTTTACTAACTTCTGCAAAAAATAGCCTTGTGACCTAGCCGACAAACCCATTGCTTTACCGCTTTCCGGTTTGTCATAAAATTCTTCCTTAACAATATTAGACAACGAATCAAACAAGAAAATATGTTTTTCTTTATCATCACTTAGATACCCAATAATATTTTTCATAATGTCCTCAACAACAGTTGATTGAACAATTACAACATCATCAATGTTTATTCCGCATTTCTTTGCGTACTCATCATTGTAAGATGATTCAGAATCCACAATTACTGGCCGGTACCCCATCCTTTGAGCCTCAGCAATAATTCTAAAACACATTGTTGTTTTACCAACAGACGGAGTGCCCCAGAATAAATGAGTTGCCCCAGAATTCAAACCACCATTCAAGGCTCTGTTCAAGCCAACACTTGGGGTCGGAATAACTTCGTGAATAGGCATTGTATCGCCTTTTCGTTTATCTACTATTAACACATTCCTCCTTTATTGAAACGTTCTGTTTAGTATTCTTGATTTAATAATTGTTGTTGAGATATCTTCTGTATAAGGGATAAACATCACCCCGATATTACGCTCGTCAAGCCATTCTTGGGTGAATCCCATTTGTTTATAATAATCTTTACTTTGCCAGTCAGAACCAACAATTACAAGATTAGCTTTCGCCTCTATGATAGCAGGCTTAGAGTCAGCACCGCCCGAATTTACAATTACTTTGTCCACCCATTTGCAAGAAGAAACAACTTCCATTCTTTCAGCTAGGCTGCAAATTGGAGTCTCTTTGTATTGAGAGCAAAACTCATCTGTGTTAACAGAAACGACTAAATATCCATTGTTGCCAACTGCCTTTTTGCACCTCTCCAGCAATCTTGAATGACCAGAATGAAATAAATCAAATGTACCACCCGTATATACAATCATCTTACCTCCAGTGAAATGACCAGAATGAAACAAATCAAATGTACCGCCTGTGGAAGTAATCATTTTGCATCCAACGAGGCGCTGACAAAATTCCATTTGTTAGCATTATAAAAAGTAAATCTCTCAACACCGTTAGCATCAGCTAATGCATCTGAGTATTCAAACATAACCCGATCAAAATCCTTAAATTCAAACAGATTAGTGTCATTCACTAAAACTGTTGGAGAACTAGGAATACTAACTGTCTTGCAATTGAGGCCAGCCCAAGCCAAAACATTTCTAGAATCCAAGTGCTTTACTCCTGTTCTAAAGTCCATAACATCCCTTCTCCACACATTCATACTTGCCAATGTCGCAGCAATTAAAAATGATTTATCATTAAGTGTAGTTATCAACCCAGACATTGTACCAGAAAACCCAGGTGTTACTTCACCAGAATATGGTGCAAATTGCATTATGCGATCTGTGCCATCAGGCATTGATAAAATAGTATTTATAGCCCCTGGTAGAATAATGTCATCATCACCTACAACCCATACATATTCTCCATCACCAGCTGTAATTCCATATAAACAATTTCCATCACAGCCAATATTTTGTTTTCTAATTGAATACTCAGACACATAATCTTTATATTTATAAACTATATCCCGCGCAAATCCGTCTTGGTCATTGTCAGAAACGATAATCTCAACACGGTCATTATGTTGTGATGCAATACTGCTTAAGCAAGCATCAAGTGATTCTCTTCTGTATGTCGGAAT